GCAGCCATCTCATTAGCAGGGATACCAGTCCTGAGCATGTATGGGTCTACGAACCTATATTGGTCTTTCTTAAGTCCTACAGATTGTATTAAATCAAGCATTTTGATTCCACCTAAACTGCCTAATGCATCAGTGTGTAGATAAAGGACTGCATCGGGATGCTTTTGCGCAAAGATAGAAAATGCCAAGATGTTTTCACCGAACGCTTTACGACATGGGTACACACCTTTATTAGCAGCGTTCATACCTACCACGAATGCATCTTCTGGTACACGCATCATCTCGCGAGCAGTAATCTGCTGATCATCTCTAACAATGAAATCAGTTGGTTCGTACACACGTTCGATAGAATGTGGAACATACTCAGATGCAATCCCCACGTTCTCGAGCATCGCCTTGCCATACATGCTCATAGCGATAGGTGTGACGAAGTCTTGTCTTACCCATGCAGCCACATCAGGTGGTGCAGGCATGTGATCTATAGGTGTCCAGGCACCGATACGCCAGTCGGCATATCTAGGTCCTTTAAATATCCACTGGTCGAATAGGGTGATCATGGCATGCTCAGCTGTCGGGTCATGTCGATACCAGTCATACATGTGTGCAGGAATTACATCGTTGCTCCACTGATCATGTCCACGTGGATAAACTGGGACATCACCATAAGGTGTAGGCCATGTAGATGCTGCTGCTTCTAAACCATAGTTCGCTGCAATAGCGATGTCGTATCCTGCTTTTTTAAATCGTGGAACTGCTATAGAACTCTGTTGTCCATATCCAGTCGTAGCCCAGGGTGCGTTCGACATCCATAAAACTCTTCGCTTTTTATTTTCAGATTTGACTGCATGTAAATGTCTAGGTTTTTGTTTTGCTGCTGCTCTTTTGTCAGCTCTATTCACGCAGGACTCCTTTATATAAGTGTGACCCCACACTACATGAGCATGGGGTCAAACTGGGGTCTAGGACACGACCTGCGCTTCGCATCCTAGACGACTATGTACTAATTAGATCAGCTGGTTGTTAAGAACTTAACGTGGCTGGTCTGAATTAGGTTTCCATCCAGGCGTACAGAAGCCCTAAACGTAATTAGGTCTTGATTGAACGCGTAATCATCTGATCTGTCAATACGGATTCCACCGACTTGACGAACAAAGTATGAACTCAAGTTACCGAAGATAACTGACTTCACTGCTGAACCTACGTTGCTCATCGCTGGGTTTTCATAGATACGGTGACCTAATAACAAGTCGCGATCTTCTGAGTTCATTGATGGGCTGAATAGATATTGACCAGCGTTGTCTTTCAATCGTCTAACTGCAGCGACTGTGTTTGCATTCATCATAAAGCCAGAACCTGGCAATCTGCGAGCAACTGTGTCGAGTGAGTAGACCAATGAAATTAGGTCATCTGCTGCTAAGGATGTAGCTGTTGATGCTACGCCTGAGCCTGCACGTGTAACGATACCGTTTGGCATGATGGTTCCTGTACCAAGAGTCAATCTGCTGTTTGCAGTTGTACCCATAGTGTTACCGATTTGATCGGCCAAGAAACCAAGGATATCAACTCCAGCATCTTCAACTAATTCACGTGTAACTTGGATTAGGAAACCATACTTGTATGCACCTAAAGTTACAAATGAGTTGAATGTTGGATCTGCTTCTGAGAATGCTGCTGCTTCTGCAGTTGCAGTTCCTTGTGTTGCTGAATACGCACTTAGTGATGGAATTTGTAAGTTCTCTCCACCAGCAGTGTTCAGGATTGTAGAAGTCTCAAGCATAGGACCTACGAAGCGTGCTAGCTCAATGATTCTGTTGTAAAAAGATGTCGGAACAGGAGAACCTGTAGAAGTGGTAGTGATATCTCTCTTTTCAAATTCAAAAGATCTGATATCGCCACGTGCTAAGGAACGAATAACTTCTGCTTCATCTTTAGCAACTGACTTGTTTCCTACTGGTTGTGCTTGTGATTCGAAACCTCTCATTGCTTCTGCTGCACGAACTTCGCGATCAGCATCTGCTTTTAATGTTTCGATGATTTGTGCTCTGCGATCTAGGTCAGCTGAGATGTTTTCATATTTAGTGTTTTCATCTGCTGATAGTTCGCGATTTTCTGCTGCTGCAGAATCTAGAAGCGCTTTGGCTTCTTCCCAAGCACGATTTCTTGCTTCGTGTTGTTGTTTAATGTATTCCAATGACATTTAGTGTCCTTTTGTTTTAATAGGGTTGTATAACATTTCTGCGTGGCTCACACGACAGGACAGATAGTGGTGGCATCCACGCAACTATCTAGAGATATCTTATCTCAGGTTTAGCGTACTTCGTTACTTTCTACGATTCTAGTCTCTTTGACTGGTTCGTACTTTTTAATCTCAGGTTCATCTATTTTGATAATCGCATCAGCTAATGCATCTGCGATGTCTTTAATAGCACCTGATTCTGGATATCCAGCTGTTTTAAGTATGGTCTGTTTAACCTGTTCTCTATTCATTAGAGAGCCTTGTAGATTAAGTCTAACTGTTTGCGCTTGATATCTAGATTATTAAATGATCCTAGTAGTGGTTTGTCGTCTCTTAATTTTGTGACCACTTCTGTGATTAGGTCAGCATTTTCAGCGTTGAGTGCTTCACCAGACTCTAACTTTAGTAATGCATCAGCTAGTTTATCCACGTCTGTGTTAGTTCTTGATGCCACTATTTCTAGTGTCCTGACAGATGCTGTAGTTGCTTGATATGCAGGGAACCCTGTGACGATAGATACCTCATGTAGACGTATGTCTAGCAGTTCGCGACTTCTACCATCATCTGACCATCTGTCACCTTTTTGTGGTACAGAGAAACCGAATGACATGGCATTTACGTCACCTCTTTGCATTAGTACAGATAAGTCACGTCCATAAGATGTGTCGGGTAATTCTGCTTCTGCCAGTAAGCCTTTAGAGTCCTCAGTGAGTTTTAAAGTTTTGGCGCGTGTGGATGCTAGAACCATATCCATATTATGATTTACAAACATCTTGATTTCATTACGTGCTTTAAGTGAGCGTTTGAATGCGCCTGGGGCTATGCGTTCTGTAAAAGGTAGTGGTTCGGAGTCGCTGTTGAATACGGCTGCATAACCTGTAAAGCGCATACCATTATTAGTATCAGGCTCGAGTCTTATCTCGAAGTCCACATCTGTCTTGATTCTGCGTTCTACTTTTGTAGTCATGCTTTTTTCCTCTTTATCTTTATCTAATTGTATAGCGATACTGGACCATCTGCTGTTCTGTTCTTCTTTATCTAACTGACTGACTATTGACTCGGCATAATTCATGGCGCGCATAGCTGATGCTTTACTTACACCTGAACCCCATAAAAGATGTGCGACCAGTCCTGCACCTGGGTATCCTGGGTCATCAGGGTTTCTATTAGATGGTGCATCTAGATCTACCATGTGTCTGGCTATCCAGGGTGCGATTCTTCTCCACTTATCTTCTGATACTTGACCATTAGCCATAGCACGTGCTTCTCTTAGAGTTTTATCTGTCAAACCATCGCCACCGAATCCTTGCGCATTCAGCTCTAATCCACGTCTGGCTGCTGCTCTCATGTATGCAGGGGGTGTTAGATTTACCTGTCGTTCTTCCATATGGTCATCTGGGCTTTCCATATCATCGTGTGGTTGCCATGCGTTACAGTAATAAGCACCATTTACATAGTCATCCCACTTCTCGCAGTAAGCACGTAGTTCACCATCAGGATATTCTTTGATGTTTGACTCATCATAGAAATAGCAGTTCCCACATGCTCTGCCCTCAGGCACATCTGGTGATAAAGATGGTCTGTAATTATCTGGTAATGCTCTATCCTCTGAGAGCAGACTACGAGTAGATCTCGGATGTCCCTCTGGTAGTAAATCGTTATCGGTCACATAGTTTGCATTTTCTGGTCTACCATTACGCAAAAGATACAGAAATGCATTAACTCTAGCCATTGACCATGCTGCTCTAGATATGCCTGGTCTATGAGATGTAGAGTACGCACCTGATCCACGTCTATAAACGGCTTTCAGCTGTCCTAATGTTGTGCGAGTGTAATCTGGTTTATTTTGCTCAGCCATCTTGTCATTATGCTCAGTCACTTTATTTCTTAAAGCCGTAGTCGTAGCCTCACTAAAAGTTACTGACCCCCCAGCACCCTGAGCACTATCTGGTTGATTCTCATCACTACCTTGTATCTGATCTGATGCAGGAGCAGGAGCACGCTCACCACCTGGCTCTATATCTTCAGCTATAGACACTGCAATCATTTGATCTATAGCATCTTGTTTAGTGGTATGGCATCCGATAACTTCGCCATCTTCTTTAATCGTTGCCCAGCCTGCACAATCGGCTGCTGAGTCGGTAATAAAATATGGCACTATAGAACCTGCCACATGACATGTAAATCTCGAGTACCACTTGCAATAGCCCATAAAGAATTACCTGGTTGTAGAATTATTTGATAATTATCTGATGGGTCCATATGGATGCCTGTAGAAGTTGTCACAGCAGATGAACCACCGAAGAAAACATAATTATTTCCACTTTTTTCTGCATTATGTAACAACACTTGAGTGGGTGAACCGTATGGTCCTAGTATATGCACTGCTGCTGTTCCTACTGCAACCTGTCGAGTCTCGAGCACTACTTGACCTCATAAACTGATTCAGGATTTAATGGATCTATTTGCACTACCTGTTGTAGCTGTGTAGATGGCAGACCTGTGTGAGCGATAGCTGGTAACTCTAATGCTTTCAATACCTGTGCTGGGTCGTAACCTGCAAAGACTAGGCGCTGAGCCATTTCAACTTTCTTAGACTGCTCAATCACTTCTGCATCCATAATGTTGATATTTGCTAATGGCACTCTGAACTGATCGCCTTGATCAACTGGTCTTAGGTCCTCAAATCTGCGTACATCATTAACTGAGTAAAACCCTGCTTGCAGTCCGATACTGTAACCCTGAATACGTGTTGTGTAATCACCACGTAAGAGGCCATCTACGTTGAACTTAATAAAGGCTTCGGATGGTAATAGTGTTGTGTAGGCCTGTTCAATTTTTTCTAAGTATGGTCTAAGTGTATGCACTACGAAGTTAATGTTGTTTTGTTCGAGTGATGCGTAACTCATAGCGCCTGGGGTTGTGATGGCGATCATGTGAGGTGGAACTCTGAACATACGTGCGATTTCTTCGATGGCTAACTTACGTGACTCCAGCATTTGTGCTTCATCAGGTGCTGTTCCAGTCTTGGTGTATTTTGCTCCACCAGATAGAACACCAGTCTTATGTGCTTTTTTGTAACTCTTATGGGAGAT